CCGTCCCAGTCGTCCCACTCGGAGAGATCGTCGTCAAGCGTAGGTAAGTCTACACTCTCACCCGTCTTGTACTTGTAGCGGCAGCCGGCGGTCAGCGGTTCGGTGACCGTGATCGTTGTTTCTCCCTCTTCCTCGCCCGCCGTCGACGCAACGGTCAACGAACCCAAAGTTCCCGCCTTCGTGACCGCCACGCTGTAGACCTTGTGCGTCGTACCGTAGCGCACGTGTATGGCTACTGTGTTAAGACCTGTTAGCCAAGTAGCGGATGTCCCGCTTGTATGCGACAGGCCGTTAACTGTGATTGTTGCGGTCGCCTTGGGTTCGCACAGCGTGACTGTTACTTTGTTCGTTGCGTCACTCGTGTTGGCTGTGTAACTGGTTTTCTCCGGATCAAACTCCGGTACCAGTTGTAGCGTCCCTATCGCCAGCCCCGACAAGGACGCTCCTAAGGGTTTGCGACGTCCGGCGCGAATACGACGTCATTAGGAGCGGGCGGCGCGGCTGCCAATCCCTGGTCAATAGTGAGCCCGACAAAGGCCTCGCCAAAGACCGGACGACCGTCATACCGGGCCGTGCCCTTGAACAGCGTGTTGTCCTGGACGAACTGGGCGTGTTCGGACTGTGCCAACTGAATACCCTTGCGCTCAGCCAGGAGATACAACGAGCCGTACCCGCCAATGATGTGGTTGTTCGGGATGAAGTCAAGTAGCACGGCTTCTCCGCCGATGACGGGAACCGTGTTCTGTACACCCGCCACAACCATGCCGGCGGCGTTGAAGTTGATGGCTTTCGACTGCAGGGTCCTATAGGTCTGGGTGTTCATGGCCCAGAACAGCCTGCCGTCGCTGTAGTTGGCCCTGACAACGCCCAATTTGAGGATCAGGTCCGCAAAGAACGCATTCGGGGTGGTGGCTGTCTTGTCGATGGCCACCAGATGAGTGTCGTGGAGATCGGTCCACGCAGGCTCCCTGTTGCCCCAGTATGCCGGTTGGGCGATTTCGGCAAGACGGGTCACGATACCGACAGGCATCTTGACGCCGGTTCCGTACAGGATAGCCTTGTCCAGCGCAAGACCGATGCCCTGAGCGATAGCGGTCAGGACCTCGTCGGCCAGATTTAGATCGCTATCCTCGATGGTGGAGTTCGGGATCGGGAAGTAGCTCCCAACTTTGTACCCATCCACCTGCAATTGGTTGAATACCAAAGTTGCCTCGTTGAGGGTAGCCACCATCTCAGTCCAGATGCCCTCCGGAATGGCACCGACGATGTTCTGCCGAGCAACACCGCCAACCGGGCGCAAATTGACCTTGGATATGAGTTTGCTGTATCTATGGAGGTTGTCCCGCAACAGCCCGAGCAAGACGTCGGGGATTGTCAAGTCCGCACCGGTAACCGCTCGCTTTTCCCCGATCAAGCCTCGTACACGCGTCAGAAACTCCCTGACGTCTTCTCTCGCCACAAGAGCCGACCGCTTCTGGATGTCCATGCCGCGGAAGACACTGTTAGTTCTCATCCGAGCCTCTCCTCCTTGAGACGATTTCTCTCTGCCTTCGTCGCCCTTGGTTTCCGGGGCGGGGTCGGTGGGTTTCGGCTCCTTTTCGGCCAGTTGTTTTATCTCGCCTTCAAGAGCCGCTATCTCTCCTTCGAGCTTCGATTTCTTCTCGGCCAGTTCAGCCTTTTCGGCCGCTACCTTCTCAACCTCTTCCTCGACGACCGACAGTTCCTCATCGGTCTTGGCCTCATCTATCGAGCCCTCCAGTGCCTGCGAGCGCTCCTGCAGTTTCTTCTCCTCTTCGGCCAGCGCCGCAAGAGCCTCCTTACGCTGGTCGATTTTCTTCCGGAGCATCAGGATCTTTAACACGCCGTCTCAACCTCTCTTTCAGAGCGTTTTTCCTCTGTTCAAGTTGCCGTTGCCTGTGCTGCTCAAACTCTGCCTTGCGGGCCTGAACCCCGGTATCCTCATAGGCGGGGAAGGTGGCTATACTGACCTCCCAAAGTTTCACCTCCTCCAAGGTCCACTTGACCGTACCGTCGTCCCGCCAGTCCGTGCTCTCCCGCAGGATGTCGAAGCCAAAGGAACACTGGTTCACGTCGCCTCTCTGTACACGGGCGTACAGGTTCATGGCATCGGAGTCCTCGCGGTTTATCTTGGCGCGGCCCCACAAGCCGCGGCTGTCCGTCTTGAGTTCCAAGGTGCCTGCCTTGGTGCGGCCAAGGACTAGGGTGCTGTCGTGATTGATGAGTGCCCGAATGTCGCCGCTTAGGGTGGTGTCGAAGGCCGTTGGCGCCACTTCCTCGTAAGCCCCAGGCCACAACTCCGTTTCCTGCCCGAAGACGGCGAAATACCCTTCGATGTAGAGGTCTTGCCCTTCACCCTCCGCCCTAGTGGTAAGTTCCGACGTAAGGGTCCTGACCTGTCGCTTGTCCCTATTCATCTTCATCACCTCCGTCGGGTTTGAGTTTGGCCTGGTCGCCGATCATGCCGCGGGGGATGTAGTTTTCTAGGATGACCAAGTCGTTAAGCCCCTTCTTCGGTGACATGCCCATCCAGTCCCTGACTTCGTTGCCCGACATGATCCCGCGGACAAAGTTGTTGTTGCCGACATCCGATAACTCCTTGAGGTCGTATGCGTACAGGCTCCGGGGGTTTAGGCGGAAATACCACTCAGGTTTGAGTAGTAACTTTCGGCTCATTTCTTGTTGGACGCCCTGGGCAATAGGCATCAGGGTTGACCTGACGAACGAGTTGTACTCATCCTTCCTGAATTCGCCAACGCCAAGGAAGAATGGCGGCACGTTCATGAGTGCGGCCACCGTCCTTTTGTCCAACTGGACGGCGTCATTAAGCGCTAGATCTTGGAGCGTAAGGGGTTTCACTTGCTCCACTTTAACCAGGTCGGCAGGGATAACCCAGGGTTGCCCGCCCTCAGTCTCAGAGACGTACTTGTCCAGTATCTGCTTCCGTCCCTCCGGGCTAGCCAGCTCATCCGTCATCGCATCAACCGCGACAATGAGCGGCGGCTTCCACTTGTCCGACATGAACCCTTTTTTGGTCTTAGCGGCCTGGCGGAGGTTATCAACGACATCTTTAAGCACGACCTGATAACCCCTGCCGATCCACGGCCTCTCCGGGTCCGGATTAAGGGTAAAGTGTAATACCTCGTCGTGCCCGTAAGCCCGCCCCTGATAAAGCACGTTATAGCCATCCGGCGTATCTACAAACGAGACGCGAGAGGGTTGCAGCGGTACGAGATCGGCTATCAATCCGTCGGATGTGATTTTGGGATACACAACGCTATTGCCCTTGCCGTCAAGCAGCATAGTGTGGATAATCCAGTACATCCATGCCTTGCGCGTCATCAGTGAGTAGGGGTTTATGTCCACTTTGCGGCTCAGTTCGTTCCGTACACGCACATCACCATCCTCGGTGTTCTCCATCAGGTGGATGGTCATCGACGAAATAAGGTCAGCGATCTTGTGCGCCGCTGTCCTGACCTCCGGGTTGTCCGATAGGCGGGTGTAACCGGTGATGCAGAGCGTTTCGTAGGCGTCTGAGGTTAGCAACCAACTAATCTCTCGTTTTTGCCGCCTGGGTCGAAATAGGTCTAGGAATCCCACTGTTTCACCACCTAACTCTTGAGCCATTGGTTGGCCGTACTGGACCTCTCCATGTTCTCCAGCATCCGGACGGCGGCGAACACCGCAGCGTCAAAGATGTCGATTCGCATCTCTTCCATGGCTTTCTCGTAGAGGATCATGTCGTCGGTCTTCTCGATGCCTCGGACGTTCTGGACGCAGTACTCGAACGCTTGGCTGTGCAGGTAGTAGAACTTGCCGTCTTTGGCCTGTTTCTCTATGCGCCTAAAGCCCTCGGACTTCTTGTAGTAGTACTGGGGCTGGTCAACGATGTTGAAACCAGCCTTCTTCATGCCCAAGAAGAACTCTCGGCCAAACTTCCGGTCGAAGCCCACCTGCTTGATGCGGAATCCTTTGCCCCGCATCTTCTTGAACCAGTTCACGATGTCCGAGTAGTTCACCGTCGGGGTATTGCACATATCAAGCCAGCCATCGTCTTTCCAGCCAAACAGAGGGATGTTGTCTTCCTCGGCCTTGCGGGTGGCCGCCACCACCGGGAACCATGCGTGGGTGATGGCTATGTCGACCCCCTCGTGGTTGCCGTAGATGCAAGAGGCTGTCAGGTCGTGCATCTTGGAGAGGTCGGCGCCGCCATACCACTCAATGGGCAGTTTCGCCAACTCATCCAGGGTCCAGTTGTACTTGCGGTCTGAGGCCTTGAACTCCTCGATGTTGAAGTAGGCCTTCATGGCCGCCGTGTAGACATTGAGCGATTTCGCCAGGAAGTCCTTTCGTTGCTGCGGGTCGTTCTGCGCCTGCAGAGCGTCGTTCATGATGTCCTCTGGTCGAATTGTCACGCCATAGTTCGGATTCGCCTTCTCGTGCTCTACGGGGTTCGTGTAGTCCACATCCCCGTTCTCGTCCTGGTCCGCCTTGCAGATGAACACGAAATAGGCTTCGTCCGTGACCGTCTTATCCAGTATCTTTTTGCAGTATTGCAGGCGGTTGTAGCAAAAGGAATTCATCTCGTCACCGGCCGTGGTAATGCCGATGCAGAGTTTGTTAGTGTATGCCTTGCCAGCCTCTTTAATGACGTTGTACTGCTTAGGCGTCTTGTAGGCGTGGAGCTCGTCGAGGATCTGGATGTTACAGTTCAGCGAGTCCTGCTTGTCAGGGTTGGCTGCAAGGGCCTCGATGTAGATGCTCCCGTCGGCGAGCTCGCCGCTTATGCTATGCTCCTGGTTGTTGTCCAGGATGCGGAATGACCCTTCTTCGCCGAGTTCTTTGACGTTGTAATGGATAAACCCGAACGACTGTAACGCCTGCCTCAGAGCGGCCGCCACGATGTAGAGTTTGCTCCCAGATGCCCTCTCCAGAATGCCGAGAGCCCAAGCCAAGGCTGCGGCGAAACTGGTCTTGCCGTTCTTCCTGGGCACATAGATGAATGCCTCTTTGAACCGCCGGATCTTTGTGCCCTTGTAGTAGAACCCCAGAAGGTTGTAGACGATGAACTTCTGCCACGGCTCCAGGAGGAATGGCCTCCCCCGCAGCGGCGTCCCGTCGAGCGCCTCCCCTTGTTGGTGGACGAAGGTGCGCTCGATGAGTCCGATAACCAACTCTGCGTCGCGGGACCTGAACTCATAAGTCGGGTTCCCCAGGTCATCAAGAAACCTCTGGCAGACCTGGATCTGTTCTTTGCATGCGATCTTGCGACCTTCGATAATGCTGCGGGCATACTCTAGGACTAGTTCATAGTTCCCGGTCTTGGTCACTTAAACTCACTCAGCGCTTCGGCCAACTTGGACTTTTTGCCCTTGTCGATGGTCACGTTCTCAAGTGCCTTGGGGCTCAGGCAGAGCCGGTCGGAGTATGCCAGGATGTCTTTCCGGAGGTTCTCGAGGGTTGCGACAATTGGCGACTTCTTGACGCCGCCTTGACCAGTCTCGACCTCGCATTCATAACCGCCGAGCCGGAATGACTCATTGAGTGTGATATATTGCTCCACTAACTCGGCGTAAATATCAATTAGGCGGTTATACTGGGGCTTGTAGACGCCGAGGACCTTCATATCGGCTATCGTGCGCCGCTTGATCGTCTCTTTCTTCGCCACACCTCCTCACCTCCGAAGTGCCGAAAAACTTTGCCGGGGTTCGCGCTATTGGAAAAGGGGCCACCCTCCTCGGTCCTTTAGCCTTTGTCTCAACGCTCTAGGGTGGGGGGGATACCCGCTCCTGCCACTGCCTGCCGGGTTCCCTCAACTGCCCCGTCGCCCTGTCGTGCATGGCATTTGCGCACGCCGGGCACAGGCTGATTAGATTCCACGACTCAAGCCACCACTGTGGGTATTCCTCGGCAGGGTAGATGTGATGGACCGTGTTGGCCTGGACGTGCTTGCCGAAACGTCTGCACTGTCGGCAAAGGTACTCGTCGCGCCTGAGTATCACCGTCCGCTTGCGTAGCCAACGTGGGTCTTTGTAGCGTCGCCTCATGTCGCTCCCTGCAAATCAAACAGCCCCGCTCTCGCAGGGCTGGCTTATTTTTGCGAATAGTCCTCCTCGCGCGTAATCTACCACATTTATTCCACGCTCATCAACTCGCCTGTCCCAGAATTCGCCAAAAATCAGGGTCTACGCTGCCCAAACGCCGGTTCAGGGCGTAGGATATCTGACGATCGGCAGCCAGCTGGTCAATCTTGATATTAGCCATTACCTTATATCCACCTCTTGTCTATGGTAGCCCGTCCTAAAATCGGCAATTCCCCAATTATGCCTACAAACTCAAAATATAGCGGCCCGATTACGTCTCCGGGTATCACATAATCATATTGATATTTGCCCACACCGCTTGGCAACACAGGTATGTCCTCACCTACTTGTTTTTTGTAGC